TTCGCAGGAACTTCGATTGAGATTTCATCCAGCAGACGGGTTTCAGCATCGTCAAGATCCATAGGCGGCACGTCCATTCTGAAACCTTTTTAGAAAGGAAGTTGAAAGCTTTAACGCACTAAAAAAATATTAACAAAATATAAATGGCATTCAAGTTTGGCAAGATCTTTACCCAGGCTGTTATCATCGGTCTCCTCGTGGCTATCCTGGTCATGCTGGTCCAGGGCCGTGGCTCCACCTACGAGGCCGCCCCCCTGATGACCGTGGCCGGCTCAGCCGCTGCCGCCGGTCCCTCGAGCCTGTCGGAGATTCCTTCGTCCCTGGAGTGCACCCCAGGCCCATCCGAGAAGGCGGCGTACTACACCCGTGGCCTGACCCCAGGTGGCCTGTGCGGTGACGGCGACATGATCCGCGAGCAGATTCGCGACTTTTCCATCGAGGGCGGCATCGGCGGCTCGCTGCTGGAGCGGACCTAGACCGAGACCTAGACCGAGTCCGAAGGACTCGTGATCCCGCAGGGGCGAAAACCCTTCGGGTTTCCTGAGTTACGCGACCCAAACCCTTCGGGTTTAAAATCTGTACCTAAATTAAATGTGTGACACGGAAGTGTACACCGTTCGTGTTGATTCAGTCTATGCTGCATCAAACACGAGCTTTGTGAGTTATATCAACATCCCTCTTCGTAACGTCATCAAGGCTGAGCTACTTTCGTGTAGCTTCCACGGTAACGCCACGTCGATCTCAACCAGTGCAATTTACGTCCACGTCGAAGAACTGACGTCCAAGTTTCTGGACCGTGGAAACCTCAGCTACGATTCCCAGGTGGCGGGTCAAATTTCGACAGAGGGCGTGGGACCCTATTTACCAATTTCAAACACGAATATGTTAGCAACCTCCCTGGTCTGTATCCCCTTGGCAGATGGCGTTCCTGACCATCGCACGATTTTCACGTCTGGCGGCTACTTCCCCGTCGAAGTCACCTATATAGAACCCATCAGACAGATTGAAAAGTTGACCATAAATCTACACGCCTCATCTGGTGGTCAGCCTACTATTAATCTGGGACCAACGTTCATGACTTTCCGGTTTACATGCTCAAAGCCCAACCGGTGCATGTATCCGGACCGTGACGGCGTCCCACTTCTGTAAATAATCACTACGCAACTAGTAGATGGAGTACATTGTGTATGTGGACTCTGATAATCGGAACCAGACCCTCTGGCCCGATTCAAACAACTATACTCTTCACTTGACCACCCCAATCTTGAACATATCAGAGGTTGAGTTGGTCTCGGCTCAGCTACCCGCCTTGGCCGCGTCCCAGTTCGTTGCCCTGGACATTGCAGAACTCCGCGCCCCGAGCCATCTCACGGCCGCGGCTCTCGAGGCCGCCGTCCCCACCTCGAATGCATTCAACGGCTCTTTTGCCACGATCCCTATCAAAATTACAGGAGACGCTGAATTTTACAACGCAAATTACCGGATCAGTACCGTGTATCCCGCTCGCATAGACAAACTGGACCGTCTGACCGTCACGTGGCGCCAACCGAACAACGGAAACTTGCTCATTGCCGGACGGAACATGTTTCTCCTAAAATTCAAAACCATTCAAGTCCCCATGGAACCAGAACGACCTCTGAGTCTGCCACCCCCAGTCCCGTGGAACAACGGTGACCAAACCAAAATGTACATAGTCGGGGGCGTGGCTCTCGCCGGTCTTTTGATAATAATATCAGTAAAAAACAGATAGACGATGTGTGACAGCATCGCGAATGGGGGCCCCAGGGCCGTTGCGTGCCCTCCTTGCCCCCCCGCAAACGTCATCATCGCCTCAAACGTCCTAGACACAACGGGAAACGTCATCGCCGGTAACATTATCGCAGTTGACGGAACCTTTACAGGAAACTTGTACGTGGCTGGTAATATTGTTTCAAATATCAGCTATTCTATCCTTAACGTTGCAGGACCCATTAATGGCGCGAGTATTTGGGGAACGGCGTATTATGGAAACGCCTATGGTCTTTCGAACATCAACGCCTCAAACCTCACGGGAACAATTTCAAACACGAACCTACCGGTCGTTGGCGCAGTGGGAACCTTTGGAGACTTTTCGAACGTTTCACAGGTGACCGTCGACCAATACGGGCGCGTCACAGCAGCGGCCAACGTGGCGATTCTGTCATCACAGTGGACCACGGTCGACGGGAACGTCGCTTACCAGAACGGCGTGTCCATCGGAACCCTGAGCGCCCCGCCCGTCGGTTCCAACCTGTACGTTTTCGGCTCGGCCAATATCACGGACACCCTGAACGTTTCAACTTTGTACGTAAATTCAGCAACCGTCTTCGGCTCGGCCACTCTGAACGTTTTCGGCGTCTCGAATCTCTCGACTGTCCTGGCCTCACTGTACATCGGTGACGGTTCGGGAATTTCAAACCTTAATTCAAGTAATTTGGCAGGGAACGTTGCCACTGCCAACGTCGCCGGGGTTGTGACCAACCCCTCCCAACCCAACATAACCTCAGTGGGTACTTTGACCGGTCTCACCGTCCAGGGTCTCTTGATTGTTTCCAACGGTTCCGCAATTTCAAACCTTAATTCAAGTAATTTGGTCGGGAACGTTGCGGCGGCTAACGTGGCTACGAGCGTCACTAGCCCTGCTCAACCCAACATAACCTCCGTGGGTACTTTGACCTCTTTGACCGTCTCGGGGGTCTCGCAGGCGGGCCTGTTCGTCGGAAATGGTTCCGCAATTTCAAACATTAATTCCTCAAACCTCGTAGGCAATGTGGCACGAGCTAATGTCGCCCTGGTAGTTTCTCAACCGGCTCAACCCAACATAACCAGTGTAGGCACTTTGACCTCTTTGACCGTCTCGGGAATTTTGAACTCTAATTTGTTTACAGGAAATGGTTCCGCAATTTCAAATATTAATTCCTCAAACCTCGTAGGCAATGTGGCGCGAGCTAACGTCGCCCTGGTAGTTTCCAACCCCTCTCAACCCAATGTGACGTCACTCGGTACTTTGACCTCTTTGACCGTCCAGGGATTACTCATCGCCTCCAACGGTTCTGGAATTTCAAACATAAATGGATCGAACGTCTCGACCGTCCCTACGTCGCAATCAGTTATTACTCCTTCCCAGCCCAACATCACGAGCCTCGGTACCCTCACGGGTCTTTACGCCTCTGGAAATGTGTCCGCCCCCTTTTTCATCGGTGGCGGCAATACCCTGAGCAACGTACAGGTTTCGAACCTTTCGGGAACCGTCAACTTTGCAAACGTGGCCGGTTCAGTCACCAACCCTGCTCAGACCAACATCACAAGCCTCGGTACCCTCACGGGTCTTTACGCCTCTGGAAATGTGTCCGCACCCTTTTTCATCGGTGGCGGCAACGCCTTGAGTAACTTGCAGGTTTCGAACCTTTCAGGGACCGTGAACTTTGCAAACGTGGCCGGTTCAGTCGTCAATCCGGCCCAATCCAACATCACCTCGGTCGGAACTTTAATTTCCTTGTCCGTCCTCGGGTCTCTCATTGCCGGTACAATCTCAGGTGACGGCCAGGGTCTTTTCGGTATCCATTCGAACGCCATCATTGGAACGGTCGCGACGGCCAACTCGGTCGTCCAAGCCGCCCAACCAAACATCACTTCGGTGGGTACCTTGACTGGTCTGAACATACAAGGGTTACTCGTAGCCTCAAACGGGTCGGGAATTTCAAACATTAATTCGTCAAATTTAACAGGCACCGTACCCTTGACCACCCTTCCAACGAGCGGCGTCAATGCAGGCATGTACGGCTCGGGTGCAAACGTCTCCCAAGTCACCGTCGACCAGTACGGTCGCGTCACGCTCGCCAGTAACGTGCCCATCGTCGCGTCTCAGTGGACCTCCGTCGCCGGGAATGTCGCGTACCAGAACGGCGTGTCCATAGGCACCCTGAGTGCTCCTCCTGTGGGCTCTAACCTTTACGTCCTAGGTACCGCCAGCATAGGGAACGTCATTTCAAACGGCTCGGCCCTTTCAGCCCTCCAGGCGAGTAATGTTCAGGGGAGTGTGCCCTTGGCGAACGTCGTGACACTGGCTTCGCAACCCAACATCACGAGCGTGGGCACCGTCTCCACGACATTCACGGTCAATGGTCTTTTGATTGCGGCAAATGCCTCGGGTCTGTCCAACGTGAATGGTGCCAACGTCTCAACCGTCCCGACGGCTCAGAGCGTTACAGTAGCCGCTCAGACTAACATCACCAGTGTGGGCACTTTGACAGGTCTCGCAATCTCTGGATTGCTCGTTGTTTCCAACGGTTCTGGAATTTCAAACATTAATTCCTCAAATTTAGTCGGGAACGTTGCGGCGGCTAACGTCGCCCTAGTAGTTTCCCAGCCCTCACAACCCAACATAACCTCGGTCGGTACTTTGACCGGTCTCGACGTCCAGGGTCTCTTGATTGTTTCCAACGGTTCTGGAATTTCAAACCTTAATTCAAGTAATTTGGTCGGAAACGTAGCAAACGCCAACGTCGCCCTAGTAGTTTCCCAGCCCTCACAACCCAACATAACCTCCGTGGGTACTTTGACCGGTCTCAACGTCCAGGGTCTCTTGATTGTTTCCGACGGTTCTGGAATTTCAAACCTTAATTCATCTAACTTGGTCGGTAACGTTGCTAATGCTAACGTCGCCCTGGTAGTTTCCCAGCCTTCTCAACCCAACATAACCTCTGTGGGCACTTTGACAGGTCTTTCTGTCCAGGGTCTCTTGATTGTTTCCAACGGTTCTGGAATTTCAAACCTTAATTCAAGTAATTTAGTTGGAAACGTAGCAAACGCCAATGTCGCCTTGGTGGTTTCTCAGGCCTCACAACCCAACATAACCTCAGTGGGAACCTTGACCGGTCTTTCTATCCAGGGTTTACTCATTGCTTCTGACGGGTCGGGAATTTCAAACCTTAATTCATCTAACCTGGTCGGAAACGTTGCGGTGGCTAACGTGGCCGGGGTTGTGAGCAACCCCTCTCAACCCAATATAACCTCCGTGGGTACTTTGACCGGTCTCGACGTCCAGGGTCTCTTGATTGTTTCCAACGGTTCTGGAATTTCAAACCTTAATTCAAGTAATTTGGTAGGAAACGTTGCTAATGCTAACGTCGCCCTAGTGGTTTCTCAGCCATCCCAACCCAACATAACCTCTGTGGGCACTTTGACGGGTCTCGCAATCTCTGG